AAGAACTAGAAGAATGCATGAAACTTGTTGAAGCTCAAGATTTATATGATGTGTTAGAAGAAGACGAAGTTGCCAAAGTTGACAAATACAATGCAATTAGAAGTCGTAACCTACACAAGATGAATCCTATACCGGTATTCTTAAAACCATAACAAACTAGAGGTTAACCATGTTAGATAAACTTAAAGCAGCAATGGGTATCAAGAAAAAACCCCAGGAAACAGAAAAACCAAAAGCAAAAGCAAAGAAAACGCCAAAAGAAATTGCCACTGCAAAAGGCGAGGCTTACGTAGCAGTACTTGGCATGGACATAGATGCTGATGATATAAACAATGGTGCATTTGAACTAGACTGGAACGAAAAGTTTATAGCAAATCTTGTCAGAGCTGGTTATCAATTAAAACCTGGAGAACCAGAACACGATATCATTGATCGTTGGTTTCAAAATGTATGTCGTAATGTTGTACTCGAAACATATGAACAAGAACAAGCTGATCCAGATACTCGTTATGTAAAAAATCGTGACTTAGGTAATGGCTTTACTGAGGTAAAGTAATGCTTTGTTTTGCTGGTGCAAGTAATGTAATTAATCATGGATTACCAGACAATAGCACAGGATTTTCAGAACAAATAGCAAATCACTTTGAATTACCTTTACATAAGATTGCATTACGAGGAGCATCTAACGACTTCTTGATTCGATCTATACTAGAATTTTTAAAAATTAAAACACCTACTTTATTAATTGTAGCTTGGCAATCATGGGAAAGAGTAGAATGGTTGTATGAAGGGAAAATATTTCAAGTTGCCTCCTCTGGAATTGAATTTTTGCCGATAGGATTGCACGACCGTTATAAAGAATGGGTTATACAACAATCAGACAACCAAACTGCAATGGGTCAAAAAACACACAATCGTATCTGGTACTTGCACGACAAGTTAATACAACAACAAATACCACACTTATTCTACAATGAAATGTATCCGTTTTTTGTAGAACACGGTGATAAGGATTGGAATAAAAGTTTTATTGGACCTTACACTAATAACCTAAGTTGTTACTGGTACATAAAAAACCAAGGAATAGAGCCTGATAAATCTTATCACTTTGGTATCAATGGACATACTGCTTGGGCAAAATTGCTAATTGATTACATTGAAGAAAATAAAATAATATGATACTTTACGCCAATGGAGACAGTCATACTGCTCCTTCATGGAGTTACATAGGCATTGTAGGAGAAAAACTTGGATTAGATGTTGTAAACCAGGCACAATATGGATCTAGTAATGCTAGTATCATTCGCCGAACTAGAGAATATATTAAGGAAAATAAACCAGATTTTATAATCATCGGATGGAGTACCTGGGAACGCGAAGAGTGGAACTATCAAGGAGAGTATTTTGATGTTAATAGTTCCGGACATAACACTTTGCCATTGGAGTTACAAGATAGATACAAACATTGGATAATAGAACAAACACCTGATTTAGTCTGGGATAAATCAGTTTGCATACACGAAGAAATTTTTAAACTTCATCAAGATCTAAATTACTTAAATATTAAACATTTATTCTTTAATTGTATGTATAAATTTTTTAATATTTCTGATTTTAAAATGTGGAACAATAGTTATATTGGACCATACGATAACGATAGTAGTTACTATTATTGGCTAACATTGCAAGGAATAGTACCCGATGAATGGTATCACTTTAAAGAAGACGGGCATACAAAATGGAGCAACAAGCTAATTAACTATATAAAAGAAAATAAATTATTATGATACTATACACCAACGGAGACTCACACACTGCGGCAGCTGAATGTGTAAACAATCATGCGTTTGCGGAAGACGATAAGAGATATTTTATGATGGGAAGAGCTCCTCATCCTGATAACCTAGAACGTTCATGGAGCAAGTTGCTAAGTCAAAGACTAAGTTGCGGTCTTAAATGTCATGCAGAAAGTGCCAGTTCAAATGATAGAATCATGCGAACAACTAGACAGTGGCTGGAACAACAAGCAAAAGATATCAATAGAACATTGTATGTAATACAATGGAGTACTTGGGAACGTGAAGAATGGCTAATTGATGGTGATTACTATCAAATTAATGCAAGCGGAACTGATGTTGTTCCTGACAGTCACAAGCAACAATACAAAGAATATGTTGCTAATGTAGACGGGGATACAAAAACCAAACAAGCACATGAAGACATCTGGCAATTTCACTTAGAACTAGAACAACTAGGTGCAAAGCATATATTCTTCAATGGTAACAGTGATTTTAATAAGATCAAGTTATGGGATAAGCAGAATGGGGAAAAAGAATGGGGGTCTAGTTACATAGAACCTTACGATCCAGACCATACGTTTAACGCAGTAGTAGGCGCTCGCTGCGACACTGTTAGCCCTGCAAGCTGGCACTATGGTGTTGATGGGCATAGAGTGTGGGCACAATATATAACCAAATATATCATTGACAACCAGTTGGTTTAGTGTTATAATTAGTACATAATTAACAAAAGGATTGTTATGAAGTATCTATTGATCGACACTGCTAATATGTTCTTCCGTGCTAGGCACGTTGCATTTCGTGCAACTGATCCCTGGGAGAAGGTAGGCTATGCACTACACATAAGCATGGCAGCTATCAACAAAGTAGCAAAGAAGTTTGACGCAGACCATGTTGTGTTCATGTTAGAAGGACGTTCATGGCGCAAGGATCACTACAAGCCTTACAAGGCAAATCGCAGTGAAGCAAGAGCTGCACAGAACGAAACAGAACAAGAAGAAGAGAAACTGTTCTGGGAAACGTTTGATGACTTCAGTACATACATACGTGAAAAGACCAATTGTAGTGTGCTACGTGATCCAGATGCAGAAGCAGATGATCTTATAGCACGTTGGATTGCACTACATCCTACAGATGAACATGTTATTATAAGTTCAGACAGTGACTTCTATCAGTTGATTACAAAAAACGTTACACAGTTTAACGGCATCACTGATAACTTGATTACACTGGAAGGCATATATGATGCCAAAGGCAAGCAAGTGATAGACAAGAAAACAAAGGAGCCTAAACTACTAGGTGACCCTGAATGGTTGTTGTTTGAAAAATGCATGCGAGGTGATTCAAGCGATAATGTGTTCAGTGCTTATCCTGGTGTACGTAAGAAAGGCACCAAGAACAAAGTTGGTCTGCTAGAAGCATTTGAAGATCGCAAAAGCAAAGGCTATGCATGGAACAACATGATGCTACAACGTTGGACTGATCACAATGGTGCAGAGCATAGAGTATTAGATGATTATAATAGAAACAAAGAACTAATTGATCTAACTGCTATGCCAGATGAGATTAAAGATAGAGTTGATTTAGCAATTATAACACAACTCACTAACAAAGACGTAGGACAAGTAGGGTCGAAGTTTCTTAAATTTTGCGGTAAATACGAGTTGAGTAAGCTCAGTGACAATGCAGAACAGTATGGACGTTGGCTTAATCAAACATATCAAGGAGCACTAAAACAATGAGTGAAACAATTGCACAACCAATCGTAGACGGTAAGTTTTGGGTTGTAAAACAGAACAATCAAAAGATTGGATCAGTTCAAAAAGACAACCAAGGCTATTTTGTAACTACAAAACAAGGTACTGCAAGATACAAAACCATTAAGTCATTACGTGATGTTACCAATATCAGTTTCGAAGAAGCTCAAGCAAAGATTGTTCATCCAGTTAATCAAGTAAACGGATTTCCAACAGATTGCAAGCCATTCAATGGTGTATGGGATATCAATCAAAGACTACCAATCTATACACAAGAACGCAAATCAAAATCATGGTATGCCGCAGGCTACTATATGGTTACAATTGGTAGAAAAAGCAAGATTATGCATTGTCCTAAATTGATATTGTTAGAACGTTATGGATATGTTGGTCCAGTTAAAGAAGCAGACGGGTTCTACTACAAGTGAGTGGACTTTATATACGCAAGTTTATTGACAGAGTTGCACAATGCGATGCTACAGGTGCTAACGATTTTATATGGCCCATGGAAGATGCCAAGAACTTGCACGGTGATATAACCAAACTGTTGCTTGACATACAGTTACTACAAGACAAAACTCAAGAACAAATCCCCACAGAAATTGAAGTTGACGGTGGAAATTGGTAGTTAACTAAGCCGTTAAGTCAGTTATCTACGCAGTTAATCATAAATAACTGTGGAGATAATAACATGAGTAGACCAAAGCCAACAATACTTGTCGAAGTAACAGACAAAGCAACTTACAAAACAGAAC